GATATACTTGCAGAATTCATATACCAATGACAGAGGATAGTTCACTGTTTTATTGGGGAGAATGTTGGAATAGAAGTTATAAGTGGGAACCCGGTAATATTTATTTGATCAACAGTCACATAACACACAGTACAACTAACTTTGGACCCAATATTCGTGCTAATATTTTGTGCTCAATCGATGACAATAAAATTCTTGATTTGCTTAAATTATGAAGCGATATATAGAACGTTGTGAACCAGTTGATCTAGGATTCAAAATACACAAATGGTTTCAAATTGATATTGATAAACTTCGCCAATGGTATTATACATTAGAAAAAAATTACAATTCGTGGAAATTTATATACGGAGATCATTTAAATGTTTGGGAAACAATGCCACATGATATGACAGGTATTACCGGACATATTATTCCCATGAGCACAGGATATTATACTTTATGTTGGAATAACGATGACGAGGGTCCTAAACCATTTGAACAAGGATGTGCTAAGCCTGAGTTTAGAGACAACGACAATGACTTATTAAACCCTAGAAAAATATTTAACGGGTATGCATTAGATATAATCAATTCATTGCCCATCCGTAGTAAAAAATGGTTAGTTACTGATCAACCCCCGGGAACAAAATTGATCACACATCAAGATAATCCGGACAAAATTAGAGTACATATTCCTATCTATATTAACAATTGTAATTGGATTATAGATAATGAAGAAATGTTTATGGAACCAGGTTATGCTTATTTAGTAAATACTACGCTACCACACAGTATAGAAAACTTTGGTCCAGGAAATCGTATACACTTATATGGAAAAGTATGGACAGAGGATGTTAAATGTATATTAATGTAACTACGTATTCACTTAAAGATTTTAAAAATACTATATTCAATGATACGAATGTGGATGATTTTAATAATGATTATTTTATATGTATTAATTCTTCCGGCGGTATACATAGCGTACCGCATTTTAATGAAGAACATAAAAATGTATTAAACATGTATTTTGATGATGTCAATGAAGATACTGTAAAATATTACGGGCCCACAGACAGTGAATTTCCGTTTAACGCTAAGGCTTGTACTAATTCACAATCAAAAAATATATATAATTTTATAGAAAAAATACCAAATAATAGTAAATTGCATATTTATTGTACAAAAGGAAAAAGCCGCAGTGTAGCTGTTGCTAAATTTGTTAATGAAAATATTAATAAAATACAATATCTTACTGAAGGTCACAACACATTAGTATATGAATTATTATGCTTAAATTTAAAGTAAAAAAATTAGAGAACATCAAGTTTGATACCAACGAATTAGTTGAGTATTTTCATAAATTAGAAACAGATTACCAACATTTAAAATGGACTGTGCCTGATGGCATGAATAAACTTACGCATAAAGTTGATAATATGTATAGTTGGGCTATTCAGAGTAATATGAAAGATCCATCAAAACCATGTCCACCGTATCATATAGAAAATAAAGAAGATAGTGACCTTAACGATAGTTTTCAAGTACCTACTGAATTAATTTTTGGATTTGGAAAAAAAATTGTGGATAGTTTTCCTAATATAAGACAAACAGTAATTACATGTCATCCACCAAACACATTTATTGACCAACACATAGATAGCGATAACTATGTGAAGGTGCACATTCCTATCAAAACAAATAAAAACAGTTATTTTATATTTGAAGATGAAAAATTTAATTTAGAAGTAGGTAATGCATATCTAGTTAATACTGCATTAATGCACGGAACAGATAATCAAGGAGATAGTGATAGAATACATCTTATTTTTAAAATTACAGAAGAAGATGCATTGCATTTAATGGAGACTGAATACATTCTAGACCATACGTTGTTAGATTTTGATGTATTAGAATTACCTAATTTTAAATTTAATTATCAAGACCTAAATGATTTTTATCAAATAGTGAATACTAATTTTGAACATTTAAAATGGAGTGTGCCAAAAAGAGATTTATCTAAAGATCAAAAATTATTCCCACCCGGATACGATGATAGTATAGGTATATTTGGGTATGCGATTCAAAGTAATTTAAAAGACCCTGATGTACCTGCTCCTGTATACAATGTTAAAACAATTCCCAAAGAATTAAAGTTACCATATGCCACTAATAAAACTAAATTATATTTTGGGTTTGCTAAACAGTTATTAGATAACCTACCCTTTATTGAAGAATTAGTCATTACCGGGCATCCGGCTAAAAGTAAAATTCATTTACATCGAGACAATGATGTGAATATAAGGATTCATTTACCTATTATAATTAATAAAGAAAGTTATTTTATTTTCGAAGAAGCGCAATATATTTTAGAGCCAGGAAAGGCATATCTTATAAATACTAATAGATTACACGGTACTGATAATCAAGGCGATTGTGACAGAGTGCATTTATTTTTTAAAATTCCTATTGGAAGAATCAAAGAAATTATGAAGGGGGAAATAAAAATATGAAATTATTAATTGCAGGCGGAGGTAGTGCAGGATGGATGACAGCCGCATATTTTGCTCAAAATAAAAAATTTGACATTACACTAATTGAAAGTGATAAAGTTCCTATAATTGGCGTAGGCGAAACTACCATCCCCAGCCTCATTGATTTTTTAGATTATATTGGAATTACGGAAGAAGACCTATTTGAGCATTGTAGTGCTGTACGTAAATATTGTATACAGCATAATAACTGGGATAACCAAAATAAAACCTGGATGCACCGGTTCTGCACTGACGAAGGGCAAGAAGCCGCTCAAGATTTCCACATGAATGAATATACTGTTAATCCAAGAAAACAAAGCCATGCATATCATTTAGATGCCACTAAATTAGGCAAGATGTGCAGAGATAAATCAGCGATACCAAATGGTGTTAAACATATTATTGACGATATAATTGATGTTATTACGGATGATTCTGGTATTAATGAAGTAATAGGTTTAAAAAATAGGTACACCGCAGATTTTTATATTGATTGTACTGGATTTAAATCTTTATTAAGGTCTCCTTTAGGTGTAGAATATTTAAAACATGATTCTTTAATAAATAATTGCGCTATTGCCGGTCCAGGTGTGTACGCAGAGGGAGAAAAATCATTACCGTATACCCAAACGTTTGGTATGACAAAAGGTTGGAGATGGAGAGTTTGTTTACAACATAGAACAGGTAATGGATATGTGTTTAATAAAGATCAACTATCTATAGAAGAGGCTAAACAAGAACTTATTGCTAATACACCGGGATTAGAAAAAGATAAAATATTTGTTGTACCTTTCAGAAACGGATTTAACCCTGAACCTTGGAAAAAGAATGTTGTTAGTTTAGGATTAAGTTGTGGATTTTTAGAACCTCTAGAGGCAACTGGATTATTTTTAGTGCATGGACCTTGTAGAGTATTAGAAAAATTAATTGATGATAAAAATGGTTCTAAAAAATTTAATAAAATATGGTCTAAACTTTATAAAGAGATTGCTTACTTCCTAGGAATGTTTTACACAAACGGCCCTAAAAATAATGAATATTGGGATCAATTTGGTAAAGAATCTACATTGTATGTACCACAAGAAAAATGGATTTTTCCAGAGTATTCATACCGAATACTAGCAAATGCTAAATCACTCTCCATTGTTTATAAGTAACAACATCAATTTTCCATAAACTTTGTAGGGTGTTATGATATAGGAAACTATCGTCCACTAATTTTAAAACTCCTTGTTTTGTAATGCGAGGACACCAAATTTTATTCATTTTACTTGACTTACCGTTATCTTGTACATGATTAGTTGTTAAATAAAATTCTGCTTGACTATCATGCGCTAATATAAAATCTATTTGCATGTTTAATAGATATATAAATTGATAACTAGCACGTAATCCAGTTAATCCAGTGGAATAACCAGGTAACCCCGCCCCCCTAAATAAACACCGATATTTATGCGGTTGCATAATATGTATCCCGGCAAAGGTAAATATCTTATCCTCATCCAATCCAATAAAAAATTGACCATATGGCATAATCATTTTATCTAATTTGATAGATTCAAATGATTTATTATTTTCATACCCTAAATCTATACACGCATTTAAAAATACTTGTAGTTTATCATGGTCTGATGTTTCTAACTTCTTAAAAGTTATTTTTCCAAGTTGTTTCATTTGCTGTTATTTTACGTTTCAAAAATTTTCTATTGGCTAAATCAAATATATCACCTGTGCAAAATCCATCAATAACGCATTCACCTTCGTCAGTGAATTCAATATGATGTTTGCTAGTAAAGTCAAACTGTGGGCTATTATATCCAATAAAAATTGGCGGTGGCATTTCTGTCATTCCATACCAATTAGCTACTAAATTAACACCTTTATTTCTAAAATCATCAATCATCTCTTGCGTAATTGTACTACTTCCAGTAACCATATATCTAACACAACTCATATTTAAATTATTGAATTCTTTAGTATGTTTTAATAATTCATAATGTCTGGGAATTAAAGATATAACTGTGGGTCTATACTTATTAAACAATTTGATATAAGTGTATGGATCAAAATTTGCTGATATAAGTCTTGCACCTGCTAATTGTGCAGGTAAAGCTGTTATTGTATAATTTGCAATTACATTAGCAGGAAACACATTCAATACTGTATCTTTGCTAGATAATTGTATCTCATCTATACTATTACGAGCATAACGGTATATATTTTCCCAAGAGTGTACTACTTCTTTTGGTTCTGTAGTGCTTCCGGATGTGTATAAGATTAAGCTACTCATAGTGATTCTAGTATTATATCGTGAACATTTTTATGTATTCCTATGCCCGGATGACCTATATATCTATCACCGACTAATCTATAATCTCTAGCATAACAAAAGTTTATATCATCACTATTAATATTAACATTAATTAAATTAGGTACATGTTGTTCTGTAAAAATATTATCACGTTCTATACCAATTTCTATTAATTTTATGTTTAACCTTTTGCATACTGAACGAATCATATTTTGATAAGTAATTGCTTCTTGATATAAGAAATCTAAATTTTTCATTTTATCATACAAATTTATATACTCAGAATAAGTTTCATCCGGCATATGTTTGCGATAAAATAACACAAAATTATCATTAGTATAAAAAGAATATACTTCGCAAGGAGGATATTCTAACACAAATATTTTTGGTAATTTATAACCACTATTAATTAGATTAAAAAAATTAATAGTTTGTGTTTTGATACTGTTTAGTGGTGAGGAACAATTTACAAAATCTAAATTAAGTTCTTTTGCTACAGTATTACTGAATCTATCCTCTTCAGATAAACCAATAGCAAATGTATGACTAGTACCACTAAACATAATATAGTTATCATCTATTTCTGTAAGATTCTTTTTCATACGTAACCCATCACTATTAAAATGATAAGTTACTTCTTTATCAGAGTAAATCCAATTGGTTCTATATTTTAAATTATGTTCAAAGAGTTGTTGAGAATCTGTTCCATAAAACTGCGTTACAGTATTTGGAACCATAGAATCATGTCTATAGGGATAATGATCCAGAGGTAAATTTATTACTGTGTTTAATATGACTTTCATTAGAATACAAGTTTATATCCCATCATTCTTTTTAAACAATCAGCAAATTGTTCACCGGGTGTTACTTCAACTAAATCAGCAGGTTGTTCTTTTTCTTCCGGCACACATAAAATATTGGTTACACCAGTGTTATTAAATGGATCAATATCAGTTTCTTTAAATGTGGGTGCTACTGGTTTATTTTTAACTGCGATCCAATATTGTTTATATTTTTTAGCAGTCATAAATTTGTGACATTCTTCCCAATCTTTAATGTCAATCGCTTCATACATTATGACAGGTCTATGTTGTTTGATAACTTTACTAGCACCTTTTAATACCTCAAGTTCATAACCTTCAACATCAATTTTAATAACAGTACAAGCAGGTAATTTAACATCATCTAATTTTACAAGGTTGACTTCAACACCCTCACCGTCGATGGCACATAGATCGCCAAAGTTACCTTCTTGTGCAGGATCAAAATTTTTGAGTACAATTATACCTTTTTTATTTCCCACTGCCGAATGAACTAATTGAATATTCTTTTCGTTACAATTTAATGCGGCAACTACAAAGTGGTTTGGATGTGGTTCAAAGCCAATTACAGGGCAACCCGCTTTTTTGTTTATTGCTATTGCATGGTATCCGACGTTAGTTCCTACATCAACATATGTTGATGTTTCATCTAAATATCTGGATAAAATTTCTATTTCAGCCTCAGCATATTCCCCATACAGGGTAAGCGAGTTGCTTACTATAGTGTCGTTTTTATAAACGACCATATTCCCAACTTTTGTTTCAGTTACAAATAATTGGTCTTCGAATGTTTTTAGGTGATCTTGAATAGTTAAATCTGACATAATAATATATATCTAAAATTCAGCTATGACTATTTTTTCTCAAGATCACCCAATCACATTATTTACGTACAATCATCATTATTTTTTCTTGAAAATTTTTAGCAAATTGTGGTTGTGGGAAGTTCCATCCAATAAAAGCTCCCAATGCTAACCAAAATACTGTTTCTAACATAATATGTCCTCCTTAAAGACATATTTACTTATACGCAGTATTTTGTCATTATCAACGCACTTTGGCTTTTGTGTAAAAAATATGATTGCCTATTTGTTTTGCTTTATGATACGGCCAATTTGGCGAAACACTTAGGTTATGAAAGAATAGTGTTGATTTTGGCACTACATCTTTATAAGCATCAAATACTAATACTTGATATGATATCTGTAACGCTTTCAGATAATTAGGATCATGTTTATTGGGTTTACCCTTACCTTCACATACCCAACTAAACTGACATATTTTAGATCCATTATCTTTTTCTGTTACTTGATATATAACTTTACACGGTGTATTGGCAAATCCATATTTTACTCTGTTAACTACTACACGTGCAACGGCAGCTTGACCTGCGTGAGGTTCGTTACGTGCTTCATAGAAAATATTTTCTGCCATGCAATGTATTTGTTTTAGTTCAACATTCCTAATTTTTTTATCTAATTCAGCAGGTGCAGTATGCCCTGCTATGAATGCAGATAATAAGATTACTGGTATAAAAAAATATACCTTGATAAATTTTAGTACGATGTGCTTCATAATTACTCCTTTCAGATAGAGGCATACAATCAGATTGTATACCTGTCTTGGTTAAGCACTAATGATTGATGTAATGTTACTTACTAATCATAGGTTTTCCCAGCAATCACAGTTACAAAGAATAACATCTTCAACTGCTTGTTTGGGCACTAATACTGATTGGCAACTTGGTTCTATTAAAATTGCTAAATTAGACGGTATTAATGTCGTTTCAGGAGAGCCTGCAAGACTTCCCGGAACAGTAGCGGCGCCTGTAATAATAGGTATTTTACCTAGGGTGCTACAATTATTATAACCAGGAATAGGTGACACGTTTGTCGTAGACCCGGTTGCTCTAGGTAATACTAACGGAACAGTGTCAATTTCATTATCTAATGTTCCACCCATATAACCTAACCTTTTTGCGTTTCTTGCTTCACGCATTGACGCTATTAAACTATTTCCTCCTAATAAAGTTGTATCTGCGATACTTGTTAAAACTGCACATGTCTCACATGGTTCAGTATCAACCCCGTAATTATCTAAACTATTTACAAACAAATAAGTGTCGGTTGTATCAGAGGTTAGAAAATTTAAAGTAGGTAATGCTAGTGACCTAGCATTTTTTTCTTTAGTTAATTTTGTACCAAAGCTATCGTATGTAGTATTCAATAAACTTGCTTTGGATGCATTAGATGTCATTATATTGTCAATTTCATTATTTGCAATATCAATTAAATCTTGTAATGTTGTGTATGGTCCAGGACCAATTAGTAAGGAATAAATGTCATTGTAAGCCGCAACCAATGCTGAAGATTGTAATGCTTGAATTTGTTGTTCTAAAGAAGCCCAACTATAATGTAAATCGGTCATACTTCCAAAGAAATCACACATAGTATATGTATTATCTGGTCCAGATCCTTTAGCAAATTGATTATAAGCGTATGTTGCAGATGCAACATCAACTGGAACATTGGTACCATTTACTCCTAGACCATTTACGTTTTCTATATTTGTTACTACTTGACTAAACTTTTCAATATTCATATTCTGAATATTTTTTATTTGTAGCATTGCTATACTAAATGCATCACAACTATAAGCAATGTCTAACGGTAACATACTATTCAATCTATCACCCACACCAATTCCTGTAATTCTGTTAACAGAATCTTCAGAGTATATCAGATAATATGTTTTACTATTAGTAGGTAAAGTTTTACTGTTATATTTGGGGAACGTAAGTGATTTAAAACTATTAGGAAATAATTTTTTAATGTTTAATAAATCTGCTAATGTATCTAAGTTAGGAGTTTGACAATTTAATATTGTACAAATATCAGATAAATCACTACCAGTTATTAAAGTGAACATATCATAAAGCGTTTTTTCTTGCTCTAATGTAGTAGGTTCATTATCATTTAATAAATTATCTAAGGATGCGCTAGTAAATCCAGCATCATATAAAAATTCATTCAATGCTTGTGTCATTGCATTATTTTTATTAAGAGTTTTTAATAATACTGATGGATTACCAAAAGTAGCAATGTTCTTTAAATCTATTGCACGTCCGGTTGCAATTAAATCCTGTCCCCAATAAAATGTACTCAAAGTGACACCAGTGATATCTGATGTAATTAAGTCATTCATGTTACTATAAATACCATTTAAAAATGTTCTACTCTTTGCTAAAGGTTTTATTATACCATTGACAAGTGATTTTTTTCCATTACAAGTATTGAATGTACTTACAAAATCACTATAACTGCCATTGTTAACGTAAAATTCTGTATATGCTTGTAATGGAATTAAGCGTAAAAATCCATGTCTAGTAAGGTCTCCGGTATAACTAAGTGTGTATGTACTGGGTTTACTATTACCTAATGCAGGAATTGTAGTGCTACCTATACTAATTAAATTATTGTATACTGTACTTGTTATAGATGATGCAGATAATAAATTATATGCAAGATTTAAGCATGTAGTGATAGTTGACAATACTGTCGTTGATACAACTACTCCGGGTGTGTAACTTGCATTAGAGGTGCTAGTACCCATATAGTTTACTGCTGTCGGGTTTATTCCTAAACCTTGATTTTGTAGGAATGACCCTAGTGTGTTAATCTTTAATGGAGTTAAACTCATGGGACTTGAATATCAGGGCTGCCTTGTATAATACTGTGGCCACAACTATTACCTGAGCCAACACGCAAAACAGGGACTCCCTCCGCAAAAACAGTAGGACTACCTGAAGTAGTTCTGGCTGCGGCATGCGGTGGGTGCGGATTTCCCCACGGAGCGTGAGGAGTGATTTGACTAACATGTAGTCCTACATTTATGCCATTTGCTAAGACGGTAGAGGCTCCGCGCATAATTGCGCCACCTACTTGATTTTTATCTCCTACACGACTCAAATTAGACATTTATTTTATCCTAAAATAATCTTCTTATCAGGCACTTTAATACCTGTTGTTGCTTCTAAGTACTTATCTGCGACACTTTGTTCTGTGTATGCATAAAGTGAAATACTACTTCTATTTATTCTAATTTCTTGGTTAATATCTGCTGTGAACATGCTCGGAACCATTTGCATTCCTTGCTGTGTAGGTGCGATACTGACCGGGTTTGTTACTTCAATATAGTCTGAATTTGTGTTAATTACTTTGGCAATTAATTCTTCACCCGAGTTCAATTTAATTGTATATGTTTTTCCTGTATCCATTAAATGCTTTCTGTTAATTTTGTTTTGAGTTCATTGAACCCACCTATCAATTCTCCGTCTAAGAAGATTTGTGGTACTGTACGGGCGGTTGGAACTGCCTCTAATAATTCTTCACGGGTGTATCCATCACCAATCTTGCGTTCTTCAAAAGAGATACCCTTTTGTGTTAACAATGCCTTTGCTTGGTCGCAATAAGGGCAGTGATACTTACTCCATACAATTGCTTTCATTATTGTTGTCCTAATATTTTTTTCATTGTTCTTACGTGTACTCTATCTTTTTCTTTTTCTTCTTCCGGAAGTTGTTCATAAGGCACATGTTGTGCGGCATTATAATCTGCCTTTGGATTACGTCTCATCCATTGAATATGAATAAACTCAGCAGCCTTTTCTTCATCATTTGAAAATCTTTTGACTGCTTCAAGTGCCGCTTGTCCAGCCGCTAGATTTTCTTTTTGCCAATCTGGATGTATTTTATTAAAAGATTGATTAATATCACCTTCAGTTCCGTCACTATTCTTTTTAATCCTAGGCTTTGTGCCAGACGGATCATAATTTTTACGCCATTCTTCATGTGCCAATGCGGCAAATGTTGTTACCGAGTCTTCACTAATTTGCATAGACTCGTTAATCATGTTTAATTGTTTTCTAATGTCTTTTTCTATCATAATACTGGTAACTCCTCATAATCAACTACGTCACTCATTACGCCAATAACATAGTTAGTACTTTCTGTTTCTTGCAATGCTGATTGCTTTTTATTGATATTCACATGTTTGTTGAACCATGGAATAGGACTGTTCTTGGGATGATTTTCGTTATACTTGATGCCGATATCTTTCAGTCTGTTAAAGGCTGTATAATCTACAAAGTCTTTAAGAATTTCACTATTCAATCCAATAACAACACCGCGGCTGAATAGATACTCTGCCCATTCTTTTTCCTCACGTATAACATCCATATACAATTCGTATACTTCACGTTCACATTCTTGTTTTGCTACGATGAATCTTGGGTCATCTTTAACTACGTTATTGATTAACCAAGCTGTCCATTCTGTATGCAACAATTCGTCTTGCAATATCAAGGAGATAATGTTTCCGTTACCAATGTAAATCTTGTTCTCTACCATAGCAAGACTAGTTGCAAAACTAACCATGAAGCGTAATGCTTCTAATGCGTAACTAGCATTCAATGCTAACCAAATTGCTTTGATATGACTTTTTTCACTTACTGATTGTGGATCACTTTCTTTTAAACAATTAAGTTGATGTAGTTCATCGTAATACTTACCTACACTTGCAGACATTTCTACGATTTCTTTGGTGTCATGAATTTTATTGAATTCTTCTTTGGGTACACCATATACATTACGAATAATGTGACTGTAACTCTTACTGTGAATATTTGTTTCAAAAAATGACCAATTACTTACTAATGCTTCCAATTCAGGGATACTAATTACCGGGCTGAATACTTGACTAGGCGCACGACCTTGAATAGAGTCTAATGCAGTTTGTCTTAATAAGTTGCTAGTAAAGATATGCTTAATTGCATCACTACTATCCTTATGGTCAATTTTATCTTTTGTCAAAGATATTTCTTCCGGAACCCAAAAGAAACCACGTGCTGTTTCTTCATACTTAGCAAGTCTTGGGTACTTAACTTCTTCAAATCGTTGTACAGTTACAGGACCTTCTGGATCTAAAAACATTGTTCGTTTTAGATAGTTAGTTTGTTTACTTAAATTATACTGTTCTTTACTCATAATACACAACTTTCACAATATTCATCATCCTCTTCAATAATATCTTGTTTAACAAATGGGATGATATTATCTTCTTGTAATGCTGCCTTACTACCCATCTTGTTAATCAAACTATAATAGATAGTTTTAATTCCCCATTTGTACGCAAGCATTAGATTCTTAGCAATCAATGTTCCGGGTACTTTACCCTCAGCAAAGTATGCAGGATTGTAAAAAGTGTTAGTACTTAGACTTTGGTCAATGTATACTGCTAACACTGCTGATGTTTTCAAATACTCTACACAATCCTTTTGATCCCACATCAATTGATAGCGATTCTTTAAACGTTTGTACTCTGGCACGACTTGTACAAACGAACCAGCCTTTGATTCCTTCACAGAAATCAATTCCATCGGCATTTCAATTCCGTTGGTGGAGTTTAACACAACTGAGCTGGATTCGACCGGTGCCACGGCCATTAAAGTTGCATTACGAATGCCATACTTTAATAACTTTTCACGTAGACTTTCCCAATCCATACTAGGACTAAAGTCTGTCAATTCATTGACACCCTCTGCTCTACGTTCCCAGGGAAATACACCCTTACCATAATATGTTTGCTGTGATAGTTTACATGCACCTTTTTCTTGTGCTAGTTCTACACTGGTTTCAATCAAATAGTATGATTGATGTTCCATCCAGCGTTTAACTTCTGCCAATGCTTCTGGCTCACCGTATTTGAAATTACGTTTTGCATGCCAGTAAGCTAAATTGGTAATCCCTACACCAAGAGGTTCGAAATCTAAGTTAGCTAACTTACTCTGTACACTGAGGAAGTCTTGATAGCTAAGGAGATTGCTTAAACTTCTGACTAATACTCTACATGCCTTACGCATTTCTTGGGGCGATTTAAACGCACCCCAGTTCACACTGCCTAACGTACATAGTGCAATGCGACCTGCCTCGTCTTCAATACGTTGAAAAGGCTTTGTAGGTAATAGTATTTCTTGGCAAAGGTTACTCTGATAAATCGGATCAAGTTTAGTATCAAACGGACCCTGATTAATTACGTTATCAATGAATACTAGATAGATACGACCTGTGTCAGTACGTTCTTTTAGTATTCCATTTTTAAATATTTCTACTGCTGGCAACACTTTCTTTTTGATGCCACGCTTGTGTTCGTACATTGTGTACAACTTTTCAAATTCTTCACTATCTCTATAGTATGCTTCATATAAGTCTGGTACATCATGTGGATCAAACAATGTAATGTTTTCATTCTTAGCAAAACGATTAAAGAACATCTTGTTGACTACAACACTGTAATCCATTTGTCTAACACGTGTTTCTTCTGTACCTTGATTGTTCTTTAACACAATCAAATCTTCAAACTGATAGTGCCATACTGGGAATGTAACTGTACAGCTAGCATTACGTACACCACCTTGTGAACATGAACGTAAATCACCAAACCATTTCTTTAAGAAAGGAATCATACCAGTGTGTTTAATCTCACCGTTACGAATAGGTGCACCTAGTGGTCTGATTCTTCCAATTTCTAAACCTATGCCAGCACGTTTGCTAGCATACTTAGCCATCATCTCTCCGGCAGCGAATATACTGTCAAGTGTATCATCGCTAGAAATAAGTACACAGCTAGAAAACTGCTTAGTAGTAGTGCCAAGACCAGCGAGAACAGGGGTAGCAAGAGTAAAATGACCATCACTTGCACATTCGTAATATTCTTTGACATACTTTAACCTCTTATCTTTGGATTCGTTATGAAATGCAGTGGCGGCTGCAATAGCATATCTTACTTGAGGACTTTCAAAGATTTGACCAGTAGCACGGTTCTGTACTAAGTACTTTTCTGCAAGTTGAGCGATAGCCGCATAGGTATAATTTTCGTCCTTGCTATGGTCTAAAAACAAATCAATAATATCCCATTCTTCTTTTGTATACCAATCTAACAACTCAGATGTATACATTCCTAACTCTACATTCTTTTTAACAATGTCATATAACGGTGGAGGATTATAAGTTCCATAAACTTCTTTACGTAACATAGATACCTTTTGTCTTCCTGCTACATATTGATAGTTTACATTATTAATATCTGGGTTTTCTGTTTCGTCAATCAAATTGACCATAGCCTTAAGCAACAATTCATCAATTGTTTCTGTGCTTATACCATCGTGTAATTCTATTTGTGCTTTAATCTCTACCATGCTTGGGCTTACATTGTCTATGCCCTTACAGTCATGTGCTACTTGTCTTTGTATCTTTGAAATATCTAGCGGGACTGTTTCCCCGCTTCTTTTAACTACATTTATATTCATTCTGCACCTATTATAGTTTTTGTTGGATGTGTGAAATGTCCACCTGACGCTTGATTGTAAAATCTTTTGAACAGTTATTTACTACCGTATTGGGCCAGTAATTAAGTACATATTTTGCGCTATCGACCAGGACTAGTACAACATCCTCTCCGTGCATATCTGTCGCTTCTACCATTTTTATATCATTTACTCCTACTAGTAGCAAAGTATAACACATTCCTAATGCTTTTGCAATAGTACAATAGGTATTTTCGGCTAAAAGTTCCCAGGGATCAGGCCAGATTTTTGTATCCAAAACATGTAAATGATAATTTACCAGTGGCACTTGCTGCCAAAATTCATCAATAAGGAAACATTTTTCTCTTATATCTAGCTCGTTTATTTTTAATCTTAATTCGTACCAGCTTCTTAGTCTGGCATCATAATTTAATTGAAATACATTAATCACGTACTACTTATCACAAATAAAATTGTTTAGTGATTTTCGTAAAATTACTTAGTTATGAGCGCACTTGTAGGTGGTGTAAAATTACTTGTGTAACGTGCGTAACCTTTTGTGATTCTTAGGTCGTCTAGGTACCCGTTGAAATCCTGTGACCCAGTACTTGGATTTGATCCTATATAAGTATTAGTTACTGCACTAAAGTTATACGTACTAGTAGTGGTTACTACACTAGAGCCGTTAACATATCCTTTAAGAGTTGTACCAGACCTAGCAATAGCAATATACTGCCATGTGGCTGTCACAAATGAGCCTGCAGGAAATGACAATCTAGCAGTAGATGCCTCGCAAAAATCTGCTGCGCCGGTTGAGTATATTATGAATAAATACTCACCCGTTGTAGATGACCCCTGGGATAATAATCGGGCATTCGTTGGCAACGTGATAGAATAAGCCCAAAATTCAATAGTGAAATCTCCCGAGCCCAAAGAGTTTAGTGGACCAGGGGATGTTGCTAATCTATCTCCAGTACCATCAAAGTAGATACTAGCATTACCATATTTCTTAACACTAGTGCTTAATTGTGTGTTACCTACAGTTTCTAAT